ACAGTTTTTACAAGACCAAGTACCTTGAAACCATGAAGCCTGAGCTTGACCGACTCGAAGCGGCGTTGAGCAACAAGGTGTGGAATCCAGTTTCAGGCCCACTGTGCGGTTTTTGCCCTGTGGATACGTGTGTACATCAAAGGAAAAGAAAATGACCCCCGATCAAATGGAAGATCAACAAAACATCGACTCAATGCTGTTGCTTGAGGGTAAGCTGCAAGAGCGCGTAAATAACCTCATTGGTAAAAATGTTGAGCGCACCGTCATCAACATAATCGGTAAACAGATTCAGGAAGCCATCAAGCGCGAGAAGGAAGAGATGCTGCTTGAGATTGCCATTAAGGTCGGGCAGATGCTTAAAAACGTGGGCAAAGACGAGCGCAAGCCGCTATGGGAATCTACGCCTGAAGAGTTTAAACTGACAAGTGCAGAACTTAACACTCACATGATTACCGGTATCAGACCGATGGAGAACAAAGATGACGAAGCCCCGTGACTACAAACAAGAGTACGCTACCTATCAGGGTAAACCCGAACATATTAAAGAGCGTGCCGAGCGCAACAAAGCCCGTAGAAAGCTGATGAAAGAAGGCAAGCTGCACAAGGGCGATGGCAAGGACGCTGCCCATGTGAAGGCGATCGACAAGGGCGGTTCGATCAAAGACGGTATACGGGTTGAGGATTCAAACAGCAACCGGTCATTTAAACGAGACTCAAAACACAATTTAGTGTCTGAGGTTAGCGCGAGAGAACGCAAAAAGAAATGAATGATTACAACTGGCCCGGGCAGTTCACACCCTTTGCACATCAGAAAGTAACAGCAAGCTTCTTAGCCGAACGGCCCAAGGCATTTTGCTTTAACGAGCAGGGTACGGGCAAAACCGCTTCAGTTATCTGGGCCGCTGATTACCTTATGAATATTGGCGTAGTGCGTAGGGTGCTGGTGGTATGCCCCCTGTCGATCATGAAGTCAGCATGGCAAAACGACTTGTTCAAGTTTGCGATGCACCGCACCTGTGACATAGCCTATGGTGACAGGAAGAAACGCGCCAAGATTGTAAATGGTGGTGCAGAATTTGTGATCATTAACTTTGACGGGCTGGCTATCGTTAAGGATGATGTGGCAAATGGCGGGTTTGATTTGATCGTGGTTGATGAAGCGTCAGCGTATAAGAACCCGACAACCGAAAGGTGGAAGGTCATGCGTGACCTGAATAAAACGATACGGGGCCTGTGGATGCTTACTGGTACGCCAGCAGCACAATCGCCAGTCGATGCGTATGGTTTGGCAAAGCTTGTCAACCCTAAAGGTGTTGCACCATTCTTTGGGCAGTTTAGAGATCAGGTTATGTATAAGGTTGGCATGTTTCGTTGGATACCTAGACCCAATGCGCAAGCCACGGTGCATAGCGTGCTGCAACCGGCAATAAGGTTTGAGAAGGATCAGTGCTTGGACTTACCTGATGTAACCCATGTTGAACGGCACGCACCGCTTACCGCGCAGCAGATGAAGTACTACCGCATGCTCAAGAACGACATGATTATGAAGGCGGCGGGTGAAGAGATTAGCTCAGCCAATGCAGCGACAAACCTAAACAAGCTGCTGCAAATATCCGGCGGTGCAGTTTACACAGACGATAAAGAAGTCGTTGAGTTTGATGTGTCTAACCGGCTACAGGCTGTGCTTGAGGTGATTGAGGAGTCGTCGCACAAAGTGTTGGTGTTCGTGCCATTCACGCACACGATTGAGCTGCTTAAAACGTACCTCACGAAAAACAATATCGTCAGCGAAGTGATCAACGGCGCAGTACCAGTTAACCGCAGAAGTAGTATTGTTGATGACTTTCAAAACACAGACCGAGTCAAGGTGCTTATCATCCAGCCTCAGGCAGCATCACATGGTCTCACGCTTACCGCAGCTAACACTGTTATATGGTACGCCCCCGTAATGTCAGTCGAGACGTATCTGCAAGCCAATGCGCGTATTAACAGGCCCGGTCAAAAGAATGCTATGACTATCGTACATGTTACGGGCAGCGAAGTGGAAGATCGGTTATACAAAATGCTAAACACCAATATCGACAACCACACAAAAATAATTGATCTTTATCGTCAGGAGATTGAAGAAACTTCTTGACAAAGTAAAAAAGTTATTTATAATAACAATTCAACAGGAGAACTTCATGGAAACAGACACACCAAAAGTATCAGCCGAAGAGCTGGCAAAGATTTACATTAAGATACGCGATGCAAAGGAAGCAGCGGTTGAGCGACACAAGCAAGAGCTGACAGCTTTGAATGATCAGCTTGAGGCAATCTCAAACGAAATGCTTGAGATGTGTAAGTCGCTTGACGTATCTAGTATGCGTACAGATGAAGGGACAATCATTCGTAAAGTAACGACAAACTACAACACAAATGATTGGGGTTCAATGCACCAGTTCATTAAGCAGCATGACGCATTTGGACTGTTGCAACAACGGCTGCACCAAGCAAACTTGAAGCAGTTTTTAGAAGAGCATCCTGACTTACTGCCCCCCGGCTTGTGGTCAGATAGCAAATACACAATCGTAGTAAAAAGAAGCTAATTTTTCAGGAGAAGTAGCAATGAGCAATATTTCAATTTTCAATCAAGAGTTACCTGACTTCCTACGTGGCGCTGAACTTAACGACTTGACTAAGTCGTTGGCTGGTGGTGCAGGTGCAAAGCGCATTTCAATTCGTGGCGGTGTGTTTCGCAAGATTGTTGGCGGCGAAGAAGTTGGCAAGCTGACCGGTCGTGAAATGAACGTGATCATCATCAATGCGCGTAAGAACGTATCGCGTGTGTTTTATGCTGGTAAGTACAACCCTGATGAAATCGTGCCACCTACATGTTGGTCAAACGACGGTGACATCCCTGATCCGCACGTTGAAGGTAAACAAAGTGCAAACTGTGCATCATGCCCACAAAATATCGCTGGGTCAGGGGATGGTACAAGTCGTGCTTGCCGCTATCAACGCCGTATTGCTGTACTGCTTGAAGGTGATATGACTGGCGCGGTGTATCAGTTAACGCTTCCATCGCAGTCAATCTTTGGTAAGGGTGAGGGCAACATTCACCCGTTCGAGAGCTACGGTAAGTACATCGCTGGCAATGGTCGCAACATCAATCAGATCGTGACACAGGTTAGTTTGGACACCGACAGCGATACGCCTAAGTTGCTCTTCTCGCCTGTACGCCACATCACGCAGGAAGAATGGGAAATTGCCAAAGAAGCCGGTGATTCACAAGAGGCTAAAAACGCAATCACCATGACCGTTGCGCAGACCGATGGTGTGAAAAAGCCACTCGCATTACCCGGTACTCCAGTAGAAGAGTTTGAAAAGCCAGCACCAAAAGCCAAGGCAAAAGTAGTTGAAGTCGAAGATGTTGAGGAAATGCCTGAGCCGGTCAAACGCGTAACCAAGAAACCTGAGGATGCACCTGCACCGAAGAAAGACTTGGCATCGGTTATCAGCGCATGGAGCGATGCGTAAAACATCATGAGCTACGGATACAGTTCAATGCTCATTGAACGGAACAAGAAGGCGAGTCGTCGTCATCTTGGCGTAGCTGTTGGTCGTTTGTGTATAGCCCAAAATATTCCAGTGTCAGATGTTGCCGAGAGTTTAGGCGTCAGCAGAATGACGATATACAACTGGTTTATGGGCTTGCACGAACCCCAAGCTGCCTACGTACCCGCTCTTACAGAGTACTTAAAAAAACTTAAATAACCATTGGGTATGGACTTGGGGGCTTGCCCCCTGCCTACTCGTCTCTGGAATAAATAGATGGATACGTTTGACCTTCTCGACGCAGTGCTTCCCGCTGATGGGTGGTTTGCAGTCGTTGGCATTAAGGGCAAATCCATAAAACAAGAGCTGGTTGAGACACGAGAAGAAGTAGATAAGTTTGCGGAGCAGTTTGTAAGCGATGGGCGCAATGTGTTTTTTGGCTGCGCTAAGTACGCTACAGGTGAAAGCCGTAAGCAATCCAACGTATTAGGTATCAAATCGTTTTGGATGGACATTGATTGCGGCGAAGGCAAAGAGCTGATTAACTCAGCTACCAATCGCCCGTTTGGTTACATCGACCAAGGCACAGGTTTAGTTGAGCTGCAGCGGTTTTGCGTATTGGTGGGGTTGCCCAAACCAATTATTGTTAACTCAGGACGCGGCCTACATGTGTACTGGGTATTAGAGCAGACGGTAACCCGCAAAGAGTGGGAACCAGTTGCCGCAAGACTGAACGAGCTTTGCATACTGCACGATTTATACGTTGACTCTAGCGTGTTTGAGGCTGCTCGAGTATTGAGGATACCCGGGACTTTTAATTTTAAGTCAGACCCCCCGCTTGACGTTACTGTAATAACCACAGGTAAGCCCGTAGCGTTTGATGCGTTCACTAAGCTGCTGGGCGTGCGCCCACCGGAAGAAGCAACCATATTTAATACCGCACCGCTCGTCAATGAGCCGGGGCTTAACTTTCTGACCGACTCACTTGCGGGTAACACGATACAGAAATTCAAGAACATCATGATCCGTGGCGAGGATGGGTGTCAGCAGTTGAATTACGTGTTTATGAACCAAGCCGAGACCCCTGAGCCGTTGTGGTGGTCGGCGCTAACTGTAGCCAATGAGTGCGTGGATCGTGACAAAGCCATCCACATGATTTCAAATCAGCACCCTGACTACGACTACCATGCCACCGAGCGTAAGGCATCACAGGGTGGCGCAGAGGGTGGGCCGCATCGTTGCGTGACGTTTGAAAAGACCAACCCTAGTGGATGCAAGGGTTGCAAGTGGAAGGGCAAAATCCACGGACCGATTGCACTTAGTAGAGAAGTTGTAGAAGAGGACGACACGGTTGAAGTTGAGGTAGACGTACCCGAGGAAGATGAGACAGGCATCGTTGATGAGTTGTCACCGCAGTACAAGATACCAGCGTACCCCAAGCCTTATCAGAAAGGGCCTAACGGCGCGATTTACCTGCCCCCTACTGGTGAAGAAGCCGAACCTTTTTGCGTGTATGAGCATGCCTTATACGTAGTCAAGCGCATGAAAGACCCAACTGACGGTCACGTAGCCCTGCTTAGACTGCACTTACCCATGGACGGTGTGGTTGAGTTTGTCGTGCCGCAGGCAGTGATTGCAGTGAAAGATGATCTGCGCAAGGTGCTGGCTAAGAATGGTGTGGCGGGTACTCCTACACAGATGACGCACCTAGCCACGTTTGTTAACGCATTTGTTAAAAACTTACAGTATTCAAAAAAGGTAGAGATTATGAGGACTCAGTTTGGTTGGGCTGACAACAACACCAAGTTCATACTTGGCGATATGGAAGTAAGCAAAGAAGGCATGTACGGCAGTCCACCGTCAACGGCTACGAAAGCAATAGCAGAGAACATTGGCCCAGTGGGTGACTTTTCTAAGTGGAAAGAAGCTTTCAACATGTACGCCAAGCCCGGGATGGAACCGCATGCGTTCGCTGCACTGACTGCATTTGGTGCGCCGCTGTTTAAGTTTACGGGGCTTAAGGGTGCGATCATCAACGTGATCTACAAGGAAGGCGGCTCGGGTAAGTCAACCACGCTGTTCAT